CTTCGAAAATTCTCCGGCGGTGATATTTTCAGCAATCTTTCTAACTTTTACCCGCCGCTAACTATACCAAAACTCACTTTAACTTACCTGTAAGTCCCCAAAACCATAGGAGATATTCACGGGAGCGCCGCTAAATTGTAGGATCTCCTTTCACTGGAGCGCCTTTTTGCTTCAGCTTTCGCCGTTCGCCACCAGTTTAGCGGTACTTCCATGAATGTTTCTTAAGATATTTGAAAGGAGTAACGATGAAAAGGAAAAAACAGCCTCTGATCGATCCTCCGCCAGCCTATCCGAAGCCAAAAACGGCTGAAGCACGCGACAATCAGCTCATTGCTCTTTCGTACGATCTGGTTGAACAGCGTATGAGGGATGGTACAGCGACATCGCAGGAGACTACATACTTCTTGAAGCTCGCAGCACAGCGTGAGAAGGCACAATTGGAGCTTCAGATCATGGAAAAACAGAAAGAGCTGCTAGAAGCCAAGACAGAATCCTTACAATCTGCTAAGCGGATGGAAGAATTGTACAGTGATGCAATTAAAGCATTCACCTCTTACGGCAGCAGCGCTCTATTCAGAACAGAGAATGAAAACGTACAGTGAATGTATACAGATTCCCGACTTCGAAGAGCGGTTCAGATATTTGCAACTTAACGGTTCCGTTGGTGGTATAACATTTGGCGGTCATAGAACGCTGAATCAAATGCTATACCGGATGTCCGAATGGCGGAAGGTTAGACGAGAGATCATAATCCGAGATAACGGCTGCGATCTGGCTCATCCAGACTTTCAACTGAACCAAGCAGCCTACATTCATCACATCAATCCGATCACGATCCAAGATATTCTCGATCGGAATCCAATAATCTTTGATCCTGACAACTTAATAGTTTGTTCGTTTAATACACATCAGGCAATCCACTACGGTGATGCTGGACTCTTGCCTAAACTGCCGATAGAACGACGGCCAAACGATACATGTCCGTGGAGGTGATACCGTTGAACGATAGCATTCTACTTACGATCAAGAAGTTGCTCGGCTTGGATGCCAATTACACGCCGTTTGATACGGATGTAATTATTAACATCAACGCTATACTTAGCGTTCTTAATCAGCTTGGAGTTGGTAATAGTACTCGGATCACCGACGAAACAACTACATGGAACGACTTTCTTGGTGATCACGTGGTGAGCCTGGACGAAGTAATTACATACGTATTCCTCCGAGTTCAAATGATATTCGATCCTCCGACGAGTAATCTTGTTGGAGAAGCCAAGAAAGAAATGATCAACGAACTTGGCTGGAGATTGAACGTAAAGGTGGATCCTGAATCTGATTCTGCTTCTGACGTGAAAGCCAGCTTGAAAGATGAACTGAAAACATATACTCAAGAAGCTATTTCAGAGATGGGTATTGAGGAAGATTTGAAATCCTACACCCGAGAAGCTATTACCGAAACTTTGAACTCTATAACCGGAGAATAAAATGGCATTCGTTTACTATAATCCAAATCCTGACCGTAAGACTGTTGGCGATTGCACAGTTAGAGCGATCTCAATAGCTATGGATATGAGTTGGGATGACGTACACGCAGATCTGTGTATGGTGTCTCATTACTTACACGATATGCCTTCCTCGAATGCTGTTTGGGGCGAATACTTATACCTTAACGGCTTTAGGAGACACACAATACCAAATACATGTCCCGCCTGTTATTCGATCCGGCAGTTTGCCCGCGATTATCCGGTCGGGACTTTTGTATTAGCAACGGGATCACATGTTGTAACTGTAGTAGATGGCGACTACTACGACACATGGGATTCAGGATCAGAAATACCGATTTACTATTGGAGAAAGGAGATATGGTAAATGGCAGCATATACTAATTACCCACAAATGAACACACAGATAAATCCGCAGATAAATCCGCAGATAAACCCATATTATCAGGGTACGACAGCGCTGCCCTTTCAGCAACCCCAACAAAATCAGAGCGGTCTTATGACTATTATGGTCAGTTCCGAGGATGAGATGATGAACTATCCGGTTGCAGCAGGCGTTACGGTACTTTTGATCAGTTTTAATCTTGGCAAATTCTGGCTAAAATCCACCAGTACAAATGGTGTTCCACAGCAACCAAGAATCTTTGATTTCACCGAAAAGACTACAATTCAGCCGACTACGAACGGCGTGACAAGAGAAGAATTCGACTCTCTTAATCAGAAGATTGACAAGCTGATCGCCGAGTTAGGAGGTAATGATGGTAAATAATAACTACATTCAGTTTATGCAGATGCTCGGGGTGATGAGACAGAATCCGCAGCAGGCAGCAATGAATCTTTTGCAGCAGGGATTGAACTCCGGTAGGATCAATCAGCAGCAGTACAATGCTGTGGTTTCAGGAATTCAAAATGGAGCCAATCCTAACCAGCTTATACAGCAGCTTATGAACAACGGTGTTGTGTCACAGCAGGATTACGAATCTGCTAGGCAGAGCGCTGGGTTGTTTACAAGAAGGTAACTGATACTATCAACTTTTCACCTTCAGAAAGGAGCTTATTTACATGAGCTTGATTGATGGTAACGGACTGTCGGCAGCCGATGTTGCCGCAGTAACAGGAAACAACGGTAACGGATGGGGATTTGGCGGTGATGGTGCCTGGCTTATCCTGATTCTTCTGCTATTTGCCGCGTTTAACGGTAATGGCGGATATGGATGGGGAAACAATGGTGGCGGACAGATGCCCTACATCATGAACAGCAATACTCAGGCTGATGTACAGAGAGGATTTGATCAGCAGGCCGTTATGAGTGGAATCGGTGCTATTCAGGGCACGCTTGCTGATGCTGCAATCGGACAGTGTAATCAGACGACTACGTTCCTTGGTACACTTGCGAACAACAAGTTTGATACGATCACGACACTAAATAATGGTCATAATGCGATACTTAATCAGATGGGTGCGTATGAGATGGCTCGCCAGCAGACCGGCAACGGTATTACTGCAGCTATTGCAGATCTGAAGTATACGATTGCTACAGAAGCCTGTGCTGATAGAGCAGCCGTAACGCAGATGGGTCAGACCATCCTTGATAAGCTCTGCCAGCAGGAAATCGATGCTCTCAAGACCCAGAACGCAAATCTTCAGACTCAGCTCAACATGGCTAATCTGGCAGCTTCTCAGAGCGCTCAGACTGGCCAGCTCCTTGCCGATAATGCTATCCAGACAGCGGCTCTTAAGCAGGCACTTAATCCGGCTCCGATTCCTGCATATGTAGTGCAGAATCCGGCGTGCTGCACTCCGAACTATGGCTGTGGATGTAACGTAGGATAAGGAGGTGACGCATATGGCTGAATATTCAGCAAATGCCGTCCAGATTGTGAACCCCGGGGAGTCGATCGTATTCACCGATGCTCCGGTTCCTTGCAATCGAGGCTTTGTGCGTCATCGGGACGGTACAGGGAATTTCCTTTTGTCGGGAGCAATTACAAATCCTGGACGATGCTGCTGTCAGAGAAGCGTAAGTTATCTTGTAGAATTTGGAGCTAACATCTCCGTACCAACTGGAGAGACTGTGGGACCAATTTCTGTCGCTCTGGCTGTGGATGGAGCTACCATTCCTTCAAGCCAGATGGAAGTTACACCTGCGGCGGTCGATCAGTATTTCAATGTCAGTCGTGCAATCAACGTTCCGATCTGGGTTGGTTGTTGCGAGTCGCTGACTGTAAGAAATACAAGCGAGATCCCGATTCAGGTGAGTAATGCTAACATCATCTTCACTCGGTAGAAAGGAGGAAGACGAATGGATAAAGACATGATGAATGTACTCGACGCACTCGAAGAGAATGTTGTTCGTGAGCTTCGTATGTTGAATAAAAAGGAATCACTTTCCGCTACCGAGATCAAGGCTGCGACCGAAGCTATGTGCCTTCTTTACAAAATCAGGACATATAGAGAAGGCGGAATGATTGAAGATGAGGATGGCCAGTTCTACATGATGTGGCCTTCCGATCATTACGATGAATACAGTAACAGACCGAGAATGACCGGACGCTATCATGTAAATGGTAGCTACGATCGTGGAAGATCTCCGGTTACTGGTCGCTATGTATCTCGTGATCACGGCTACAGCGGACACAGCATTAACGATCGTATGATTTCTCAGCTTGAGAATATGTACGATGAGGCTAAGACCGAATACGAGCGCGAAGAGGTTCGTAAAGAGATCGAACGTCTCAGAGGGAAGAGTAACTAAATCTGTTAGAGGGCCAGCTTAACAGTTGGTCCTCTTTTTATGGAGGTATACATGAATCCTGAAACACAGATGGTAGTTACCGCTTTGGTCTCAGCATTAACCTCTTCGGGCGTAATGTCACTGATCATATATTTGCTCCAGAGAAGGGATAAACGTAAAGAGCGTGAAGCTGCAAACAATTCAGCTCAGACTCGTATGATCCTTGGACTTGGACACGATAAGATCATTCAGCTGACTGATCAGTACGTTCGTAGAGGTTGTATAACGCTTAAGGAAAAACGCAACTTGGAATTTCTTTATAAGCCGTATGCGGATCTTGGCGGTAATGGTGATTGTCAAATCGGATATGACGCATGCCAGCGGTTGCCAGTGGTCTCAGAAGAAGAGGCTATTCAAGCTGACATCGAGATCAAAAGAAAGGAGTTCAATCTTGAGGTTAAGTAATAACGCTTACGACATCCTGAAATGGATCGCACAGATACTTCTTCCGGCGCTTGGAACTCTGTATTTCGCACTGTCTAAGATCTGGGGTCTTCCCTGGTCTACCGAAGTTGTAGGTACGATTGCAGCTGTGGATACGTTCCTTGGTGCTCTGCTCGGAATCAGTTCTGCTGAATACAATAGGGAGCAAACTCTCAAAGAATGGAAGGAATAATTCAAAATGCCCTACGAAAACTATCTATGCCACGAAGGTATCAAGGGCATGAAATGGGGTGTTCGAAGATACCAGAACGAAGACGGATCTTTAACGCCGGCTGGTAAAGTTAGGTATGGCGTTGGTAAAGCATTATCGCCTTCGGTTCCACAAGGGAAAGGTAAGCCAAACATATCTCCAGCTAAAGTTGGCGTGCGTGAAGCTAGTAATACGGTCAATAGTATTCAGACTATTACTAGTAATGCGGAACGTTTACAAAGATCTAAACGCAAAGAAGATTTTAGTAGCATGAGCGATGATGAATTACGCAAACGCATAAATCGCCTGCAACTTGAGACCCAATACGCAGCATTAAATGATAGAAATACTCAGGCTGGATTCGAAAGAACTCAAGCTGTTTTAGGTATTGTAGGCGGCACACTGGCTATTGCCACATCAGCAATAACTATAGGAGAAGCTATACAAAAAGCCAGAGGTAGATAATCCATGCTATCCAATACAGCAACGCCAATATACTACGGTAGATTTCGAGATGCTGTAGTGCGAGGCGAAATACCTATATGCCAGGAAATAGCTATGGAAATGTATCGCATAGACGAACTCATAGCGAATCCTGGCATATACTATGACAGCGAGGCGGTCGAGGGTTGGATACGATTCTGTGAGTCAGAGCTGACGTTAACTGACGGATCACCATATCATATGCTTGATTCGTTCAAACTATGGGGCGAACAGCTCTTGGGTTGGTATTACTATGTTGAACGTAGCGTTTACGAGCCTAATCCTAGCGGACATGGCGGTAAATACGTTAACAAGAAAGTATTAAAACGTCTGGTTAATAAGCAGTATTTAATCGTCGCTCGTGGCGCTGCCAAATCCATGTATGACGCTTGTATTCAAGCGTATTTCGAGTGTGTTGATCCGTCAACCACACATCAGATTACAACAGCTCCGACTATGAGACAGGCTGATGAAGTCATGTCTCCGATTCGAACAGCAATAGCCAGATCTGTCGGACCGTATTTCAAATTCCTTACAGAAGGTTCGCTTCAAAATACTACCGGATCCCGAGCTAACAGAGTTAAGTTAGCCTCTACAAAGAAGGGTATTGAGAACTTCATGACAGGATCCTTGATTGAAGTTCGTCCTATGTCAGTAGACAAGCTTCAGGGACTCAGATCCAGAATCAATACCGTTGATGAATGGCTCTCTGGCGACATTAGAGAAGATGTCATAGGTGCTATAGAGCAGGGCGCCAGTAAGAATAGTGATTACATCATTGTTGCAACGAGTTCGGAAGGTACTGTACGAAATTCTGTTGGCGACACAATCAAAATGGAGATAATGGAAATCCTGCGAGGAAAGTACATTAACCCACACGTCTCAATTTTCTATTATCGGCTGGATGACATTAAGGAAGTTAATGATCCATCTATGTGGATAAAAGCAAATCCCAATCTCGGTAAGACAATTACATACGAAACATACCAGTTGGATGTCGAGAGAGCAGAAGCAGCTCCTGCAACTCGAAATGATATTCTTGCCAAAAGGTTTGGAATACCTATGGAAGGTTATACGTACTTCTTCACATATGAGGAAACGCTGCCACATAGAAAACGCGAGTTCTGGAAGATGCCATGTGCTATGGGTGCTGACTTATCCCAAGGCGATGATTTCTGTGCGTTTACGTTCTTGTTCCCTCTTGGAAATGACTACTACGGAGTTAAGACTCGAAGCTACATCTCCGAAAGAACTCTCCAGAAACTTCCAGCTGCTATGCGAATCAAGTATCAGGAATTCATGGATGAAGGCAGCTTGATCGTCATGGAAGGAACAACTCTGGACATTACTGAGGTGTATGAGAATCTTGATTCGTTTGTGAACGGTCAGCTGGCGTACGATGTTCGCTGTCTTGGTTACGACCCGTATAATGCTCGCGAATTTGTAGAACGTTGGATTACCGAAAACGGCGAGTTCGGTGTCGAGAAAGTCATCCAAGGAGCTCGCACAGAGTCAGTGCCGCTTGGTGAACTTAAGGACCTTGCCGAGGACAGAAAACTCCTGTTTGACGAGGCTCTTATGACTTTCACTATGGGTAATTGTATTACTCTGGAGGATACTAACGGTAATCGGAAGCTACTCAAGACGAGATACGATCAGAAGATCGATAATGTTGCCGCGTTGATGGACGCTTGGGTGGCATACAAACTAAATAAGGATGCATTTGAATGAATGACTATCTTATGCACCACGGAGTGAAGGGTCAGAAATGGGGCGTAAGACGTTATCAATATATTGATGGATCTTTAACTCCATTAGGGAGACGTCGCCGTGGTATTCAGGATCATAGTGGAGTAAGAAAACTCGCAGACAAAGCAGCAATAACCTATTACGAAAAGAAAATTTCGCGCATAAATCCTAAAAGAGTGGAGCTTGGTAATTCAATAGCTGACACGTATTTAAAACGTGATACACCCATGTACCGTATTCAGTCATCCGATCAATTCGAAAAATTTGCTTTTTATGCTACGTATAAACAGCACGATAAAAACGAATATGCCGGTCTGTTTGGAAAGAATTTAAAAGATCGGGCTAATAATGCGGCGAAACTAGCAGAGCGAGAAGCAAAAAAGACAGGCGATACAAGTGCTGCTGATAAAGCGCGAGAAACTGCTGATAACATGAAAATCTATCAGCTGAAACTGTCTAATACTGAAAAGCTAAAAATTCCATCGGAAGCAAATGCAGGTAAAATAGTCGGTAATCTATTAAACGATCGAGACTTTAGAGACAACTTGAGAGGATCAATAAGGGATACTGCCGAAGGAATGAAGCGACCGTCGCAAAAAGTATTGTTAAATACAGCTCTTAAGAAACTAGATAGCGATAACAGGTCTGACAATGACAATCGTTTGATCTACAAAGCGCTTAATCTATCGCTAACTAACCACAATGATCAGCAAGTAGCAATGCAGAAGAAATTCTATAAAGCTATGAGCGATCATGGCTATTCCGCTCTACTGGATCTTAACGATAAATACTATTCATCTTATCATGCTAAGTCTCCAGTAATAGTTTTTGATACAGATAGAGTTACGTTACAGTCTGTAACGCAAATGGATAGTAAGAAAATTGATAAGCTCTACAAAAAATACAACGCAGAAAGACTTGTAAAAGAGATACCAGAACAAGTTATAGGAAACATTTCAAAATACTCTTCGATTCGTATAGGAGAGGTTAGTGACTATCTGCAATCAAGAACGGAGGAGTATTTGGATAAACGATGAATTACTATGTACATAAAGTTGGCGATCATTTAGAGCACGCCTTACGTGAAAGAGGAGCCGAGCGCGCAAATCACAAATATTATGCGAGAGTTAACGTTGGTGGAAGGTTTCGTTACTTTTACACACCACAGGAGTTAGCTGCATATAGATCTGGAAAGAAGGTCGGACGGGCTAAGGCGGAAGGTCAAGCTTCCGAGAACAATCGTTCGAACCGTTCTAAGAACTCTTCGGCGATTAGGGTTATTAGGAAAGATGGTTCGTCTCATTCGGTAAAACCCATCAAAACTTCCAGAGCGCCAAGAGATTCCAGAGATGTTGGTCTGCGTATAGTAAACGAACTATTCAAGAAGCGTAAGAAAAAGAAGAATACAGTTCGAGTCAAGCCCATTTCTGATAAAACTGCGAAGAAAACGGAAGATACCCTGACTGTAACACGTTCTAATGGCAAGACAACTTCTGTGAAGCCGACAAAACGAAACCGTAAACCGAAGAATACAAGAAAACAATCACTTACGGTTACACGTAAAAATCAAAATAGAATCCAAATTAGGAAACAGTAAATAACCGTCGGAGGTGATCAGCGCTTATGAGTAAAATACAATGGGACGCCGTCGGGGAACGCTTCTATGAAGTAGGCGTTGATCGAGGCGTGTTTTATTCTGACGGCGGAGGCGTATTCGTAACTGGTGTTCCATGGAATGGACTTATAAGTGTAGAACCAGCGATGGAGGGTCACGCAGTTTCGCCTCTGAAATCAGCTGATGTAAACGTGGATGCTGGTATTACTCCTGACGATCAGGGAGGCACTATCACAGCATACACATATCCTGACGAGTTTGAAGATTGTCTTGGAACTCAGGAGATTATTCCAGGCTTGTCCACACGACAGCAGGAATATTCAAGATTTGGATTAAGCTATCGAACACTTGTCGGAAACGATATAGCTGGTACTCAGTACGGTTACAAGATACATCTGATCTACAACGCTCAGATTACTGAGATAACCAATTCTGCCAGTACGATTTCTAATCCGTTATCTCCGTCAAATTTCACATGGAAATACACGACTTTTCCAATGACCAGCGAGTATTCACAGCCTTATTCAGAGTTAATAATCGACTCTACAAAAGTGTCTGCTGAATTGCTGGCTGCAATTGAAGATATTTTGTACGGATCTGACTATGATTCTGCTCGGATGCCCCTACTGGAAGAGCTGTACGATTTGTATTACAGCTACGGAGCTGATGCTTCTAGTGGCGTAAGTAGCTATCCGTATGCGGAGATATTCCCGAGCGAAAGCATTTATCCAGTAAATCTATGAAGGTGGTGATAAGATGGCACCTATTTCGCAATTTGATTACGAACCTGTAAATTGGGAAGATTACCCGGCGACATCAACACCGCTGAGTAGTGCGAATCTTAACAAGATGGATCAGGCTATTTATCAGCTTGCTGCCATCCTGAACGAATTGACTTCTCATATTAACGATATAGAGGGGTTGAATGAGAGTATTGAAGGCGATATGAAATCGTATACTCGCCAGGCTATTGCTGAGACATTAAATCAGTTAGCTAGTAGTTAAACAGGAGGTAGACGACCATGGGATTTACCGATAGGCTCCAACACGCGTGGAACGCGTTTCTGGGGCGAGACCCGACGAAAACATACCGAGACTACGGTCCTGGATCTTCTAGCCATCCTGGTAGAACAAGGCACGTACGAGGACATGATCGTTCGATGGTAACATCAGCTCTCAACCGAATAGCTGTTGATGTAGCATCGATCGACATTGAACACGTACGTTTGGATGAGAATGGCCGATACAAAGAGACTATTCCATCCTACCTAAATGAGTGCTTAACCGTTGAAGCGAACATCGACCAGACAGCCCAATCGTTTAAGACGGATGCAGTCTTCACAATGCTTGACGAAGGCACGGTAGCCCTAGTTCCTGTCGATACCACAGTTGATGCTACGCGATCAAATGCGTTTGATATTCAGACTCTTCGCGTTGGGACAGTTTCTGAGTGGTATCCGAAGCATGTTAAGGTCAATGTCTACAACGAGAACACAGGCCATCGGGAAGAAGTGATCCTTCCAAAGAGTATGGTAGCTCTGGTTGAGAATCCATTTCTTCATATCATGAATACGCCAAACTCTTACTATCAGAAATTACTGCAGAAAATCAAAATGCTCGATGTTATAGACGAACAATCCGCATCAGGCAAACTTGATCTTATAATTCAGCTGCCTTATGTGATCAAGTCCGATGCCAGAAGGCAGCAGGCGGAAGCCAGACGTAAAGACATAGAGATGCAACTTTCCGGATCACGATATGGTATCGCCTATACCGATGGTACAGAGAAGATTACCCAGTTGAATCGGTCTGTTGAGAACAATCTATTCAATCAGGTCGAATACTATATGAAGCAATGGATGAATCAGATTGGTATTCCAGAGTCTGTTCTCGACGGAACAGCCGATGAAGCTACCATGCTGAACTATCAGAACCGAACACTGGAGCCGATCATCTCAGCCATTACAGACGAGATGAAACGGAAGTTCCTTACGAAGACTGCTCGAACGAAAGGGCAGTCTATTATGTTCTTCAAAGATCCATTTGCTTTGGTACCTGTTAATCAGATGGCAGACATTGCTGATAAGTTTACACGTAATGAGATACTTACGAGTAACGAAATCAGACAGATTATGGGATTCAAACCTTCCGATGATCCTAAGGCAGATGAGCTTGTAAATTCTAATATGCCTCAGGAGGATACTGGAGTAGTTCCACTCGGAGAAGAAGCGCCTGCCGAAGCACCTGCCGAAGAATCTGGAAGCGGTGGAATCGGCGACACGTTATTAAGTGAATTAGATTAACAATAAAGATCGAGCACTGTTTCTTAATCTGCATGTTCGAAAGACAAACGCTGACGAACAATGCTGACTGGAGTGAGCAGGGCTCTATTTTTATGGGAAGGAATTCAAAATGGCAAGGAAACATGACTTTGGAGGGTGGGTTACCCGCAATGACATCAAATGCAGCGATGGTCGGACCATTCGTAAAGATGCATTTATCGATTGTGACGGTATGACCGTACCTCTGGTTTGGGGGCATCAGCATGAATCGCCCTCGGATGTGCTTGGACATTGCCTTCTTGAAAACAGGGAAGACGGTGTTTATGGCTGGGGTGACTTCAATGATACTCTGGCAGCACAGGATGCTCGGGAAGCGGTACGTCATGGCGACATTAAATACCTGAGTATCTATGCAAATAGGCTTAAACAGCACAGCGGTGACGTTCTTCACGGAATGATTCGTGAAGTCAGTCTTGTATACGCCGGCGCAAACCCTGGAGCATACATCGACAATGCTGTACTGGCTCATGGCGACGGAACATTTGATCTCGTTGATGATGAAGCAATCATCTTTACAGGTCGTGACATCGATCTCGAATTATCTCACGAAGATAAGGAGGAAAAACCAGTGGCGGAAGAGAAGAAGCCTGAAACTACTAAAGAAACAGCATCCGAAAACAAAGAAAAAACAGTGGCGGATGTATTTAATGAGCTGAGCGAAGAGCAGAAGAAGGTTGTTTATTATCTCATCGGCGAAGCTGTCAAAGACGCTAAGGGCGAATCCGATAGCGAAAACGATGATGATAATGCCGCCGAACACTCTGACGAAGAAGGAGACAATGTAATGAAATACAATGTGTTTGACAAAGAGACCGCACCGGACAACACCCTGTCTCATGATGAGATGGAAACCATTATCAGTGATGCTAAGAGATACGGAACCATGAAAGAATCTTTCCTGGCTCATGCCGAAGATTATGGTATTGAGCAGATCGATTGGCTCTATCCGGACGCAAAGAACCTGAACAACCCGCCGGAATTCATCAAGCGTCCTGACAACTGGGTCGGCGTTGTTATGTCCGGAGTTCATCATTCTCCGTACAGCCGGATCAAATCCACCTATGCCGACATCACTGAGGACGAGGCTCGTGCTCGTGGATATCTGAAGGGCCGCCTGAAGAAAGAGGAAGTGTTCTCGCTGCTGAAGAGAACCACCACTCCGACCACGATCTACAAGAAGCAGAAGCTGGATCGTGACGATACGATCGATATTACCGATTTCGACGTAATCGCATGGATCAAGTCCGAGATGCGCGTCATGCTGGATGAGGAAATTGCCGGCGCTATTCTGGTTGGTGATGGACGCCTCGCGTCCGATGACGACAAGATCGATCCGACCCATGTTCGTCCGATCGTCAACGAGTCCGACCTGTACAACATCAAGTATGGTGTTGCTCCGTCTGAGACTGTTGCTTCCGGTACTTCTATGGAAGACGCAGCGCAGTTCTATGCAAAGAACTTCATCAAGGCTGCTATTCGGGCTCGGAAGGGTTACAAAGGATCCGGCAGCCCGACAATGTTCACTTCCGAATCCCTGCTTTCCGAAATGCTCCTCCTCGATGACGAGATCGGTCATCCGCTGTACAAGACTGAGGGCGAACTGGCTACCAAGATGCGTGTGAGCCGGATTGTCACTGTCCCGGATGAGATCCTCGCAAGAGCAAGCTATAACGGAAATCCGATTCTGGCTATCGTGATCAACCTGTCCGACTATAACGTTGGTGCTGATAAGGGCGGCGCGATCAATATGTTCGATGACTTCGACATCGACTACAACCAGATGAAGTATCTGATTGAAACCCGTATCTCCGGAGCTATGACCAAGCCGTTTGGTGCGATCACTCTGTATGCTACCACGACTACCGGCAGAACCTCCAAGATCGTTGGCGATTCTGACTTCGACTCTCAGACCGCTATCGGTCAGTGAGAACATTAAGAAAGGAGTAATGCTATGAGACTCAGACGTGAGACTGGTGATTACAGGATCAAAATTACTTCTGGCGTAGGCAACACTATTCCGGCTGGACTTCTTGTTGAAGATCTGCTTGGCGCCGTGATTGAAACCGACGGTACTGCTCTCAGCGTTGTTGTTGAAGTTTCCAAGAGCAGCGACATTTACACCCTGTATGCGCTTGCTAAGGGTACTGTTGCGTCTTACACCTACAACAAACTTACTGGCGAGGTTGCCGTAGGCGAGTGATCGTCTAACTAGCCGCCAATAATTCAAAATGGAGGTTCTGATGAAGTATTACGGTCTGATTGGATTTGCCGAATATCAGGAAACGACTCCTGGCGTTTGGGAAGAGGTGATTGCCACACATCCTTACTATGGGGACGTTCTGATTAACATACGGCGCTATGAACCGTCTGGTGAAAAGCTCCATGACGATCTAACCATCAACAACAGAATTAGTATCGTTGCTGATGCGTATGCTTTTCAGAACTTCCATAACATGAAATACATCGAGTGGCAAGGTGCTAAGTGGAAGATTAGGACCGTCACCGATGCAAGGCCACGCTTAATTCTCGAAGTTGGAGGTGTATATAATGGGCCGCAGACTTGAACTGCATGAGCTTCTGTGCGAGACACTCGGAAGCAGAAATGTATATTTTCAACCCCCGGCGACGATAAGCATGTCCTACCCCGCTATTGTGTATAAACGTAGTGATATTCAGAACATAGCTGCCGATAACTTCCCATATATGCAGACGACCGCATATGAGGTGACCGTTATCGACAGAAACCCAGATAGTGCGATTGTTGAGGCAGTATCCCGCTTACCATACTGTCGCTTCAATCGCCATTTCAATTCTGAGAACCTGAATCACGACGTTTTTGTTATCTATTATTAATGGAGGTTATTATGGCTGCTATTGTATGGGATAAAACCGGTGAACACCTTTACGAAACTGGTGTAGACCATGGCGTACTTTACCTGTATCACGATGCTGATACTGCAAACAATATTACCGCCGGTTTTGGCGATGGTGTAGCGTGGAACGGCCTTACTGCTGTTAACGAATCCCCCTCCGGTGCTGAAGCTACCCCGCTGTATGCTGATAATATCAAGTACCTGAACCTGATGTCCGCAGAGGAATACGCCTGCTCGATCGAAGCGTACACCTATCCGGATGAGTTCGAAGAATGCGACGGTTCTGCCGAGTTGGTTTCTGGTACCGGCGTGTATATCGGTCAGCAGCCCAGAAAGCTGTTTGGTCTGTGCTACAGAACTCTGATCGGTGACGACGTACATGGTTCTAAGGCTGGCTATAAGCTTCATATCGTTTACAACTGCCAGGCTTCCCCGTCTGAGAAGTCTCATGCGACTGTAAACGATTCTCCGGACGCGGTTCAGTTCAGCTGGGACGTAAACACCACACCTGTTGAGGTTTCCGGCGGACAGCCGACCGCTACGATTGTTATCGACTCTACCAAGATCACAGAGGCGAAGCGTACCGCTATCGAGAAGATCCTTTATGGCGACACCAATGCAGAACCGAGACTGCCTTATCCGAACGAACTGGCTCAGATTCTGAGCACACAGTGATCGTAACTTAATCAGTTTGAAAGGAGATCCTTATGACAAAAGAAACCATTACCTATACTGACTTTCTTGGAAACGAAAGAACCGATACTCTCAGATTCGATCTGAACGAAGACGAGATGCGTGATCTGTCCGAAGAGGATAAGTTCTTCTTCCCGGCATATCTGGCGCGGATCAGCGCTGATCGTGATCTGGTTTCCATGTACAAAGTTATTCGTAAACTGATTCTGCATTCGTATGGCGAACTGAGCGACGACGGCCGGTATTTCCGTAAGTCACCGGAAATCATGAACGATTTTGCCCACTCGGCAGCCTATAAAGCGCTGCTGGACAAGTTCACATCTGAGGAATCGGGAGAGGCCCTGAACAACTTCATGATCGGGGTCTTCCCGTCCTCTATCGGCGATCAGCTGAGAAACAATCTGCCTGATCAGAAAGTCGTACCTATGAAATAAATCGGGAGGTAAAGGGAGAATGCTTGAGATAGTAGTGCCTGGTAAACAAGAATACTGGGACGAGATTAATCGTGTATTCGTTTACACTGACGACAAGGATGTCACACTTCGGCTTGAGCATTCTCTCATCTCGATTTCAAAATGGGAGTCAAAATGGTGCCAGCCATTTATTGATTCAAAGAAAACAGACGAGCAATTATTGGATTACATCAAATGTATGACATTAAACACCAATGTTGATCCGTCTGTATACGATCGTTTGAGCGTTGAGAATTACAAAGACATCAACGCTTACATTCAGGCTCCGATGACCGCTTCTACGGTAAAAGATATTTCTAATCCGAGGAAGACAAATGAGCGTGTAACATCAGAACTTATTTATTACTGGATGATTGCAAACAACATTCCGGTTGAGTTTGAGAAATGGCACATTAATCGACTCATAATGTTGATTCGTATATGCAGCGCTAAGAACGAGCCGCCTAAGAAGATGTCCAGACATGAGATATTTGCACAGAACAAAGCGTTGAACGCGGCACGCAGAGCGAAACTGCATTCGAAGGGGTGATTATATGCCGGCGATCAAGATCACCCAAAAGGGAGAATTTGAGAAGATAACCAGTTACTTGATGAAATTAAGATCAAAAGATTTGAATCAAATACTGGGTTCTGGGTTATTACAAAAGTACGGAAATCTCGGAGTTCAAGCACTTTCTAGTGCCACTCCTAAAGATACAGGACAAACGGCTGCCAGCTGGAATTACGAAATTAAGATTACTGGTTCTGGCGTTTCGTTGTCGTTTCATAATTCTAATGTTAATAAAGGT